CTAACAGATAAGTCCATTAATAAAGAATTTGCTGTAGATAACCTCATAAGAGCGTTGGATATGGCAGAACACAAGGGAGATGTAGGGAACTTCCTTAAAGCAAACGACCAGATAATGGATCTGCTTGAAATGAAGCCTAATAAGGCGATCACTACGGATACGGTAGAAATGATAGACACTAAAACAATATTGGACAAGATAACTCAAGAGGAAGAGAAAAAACTTGTCATGTCACGAAAGGAAGAGACCAATGAACGAAGTAAATGAAGCAGAATCCATGCATAGGCAACTGGAGATCGCTATAGCCGTATTGCACGTTATTGCCGTAATGGGTGAAATGGAGTCCAAACAATGTTCCGAAATGGCGTTAGATGCCTTAAGAGAAATGGAGACCTACGGAATGATGTATGATATGTTTGCAGAATATGGCGAGGATGTTTGAATTTTGCCCCTTAATCGACAAAAGTTGTGCATTTGGTAGTGTATATAGGGGTCAGCCTATTTGTGGGCTAAATAAGGGAAATATTTCAGAAAATAAATTAGCCAATATAAAGAAATGCCCAAAGAAACCAAAAAAACGGAAATAAAACTTTTACAAAACAAGTTAAAAGAGAACATGATATTGTTTGGCAGTATCATTAATGCCAATATGTTCTCTGTTCCCTCACCAGATTTTCATTATGAGATAGCAAAAGTGTTAATGAACGATGATAACAAGCAAGTAAATATCATTGCTCCACGAGGTCACGCCAAATCTTCCATCGTTGGAGGTGTATATCCGTTGTATCACATATTGCACAACAAAGGAACCAAGTTAATTGTCTTGGTGTCTAGAACTCAAGACCATGCTATTAAATTATTGGGCACGATCAAGGATACATTGGATTACAGCCAGCAATTAAGAGCTATCTATGGATACTGGGGGCAACACAGTGCAAAGACTTGGTCTAAATCAGAGATAGAGCTTAAAGATGGGACAATGATCATTTGCAAAGGTACAGGCCAACAGTTGCGTGGAATCAAGGTAGGAAGCCAAAGGCCTACTTTGATCATTGTGGATGACCCTGAAGATGAGAACAACACCAAAACAGCAGAGGCTATGGAATCCAATTTGAGATGGTTGCTTCAAAGTGCTGTTCCGTCACTTGACCCCATTAAAGGTAAGATAGCTGTAATTGGAACCCCACAGCATCAAAGATGCTTGGTTGAGGTCTTAAAAGAAATGAAAGGATGGAACAATATGCATTTTGCTCCTGACATGGATAAGGGCAAAGCTTTGTGGGAAGAGTGGCAACCCATTAAAAAATTAAAAGAAAAGAAAGCAGAGTTAGAGTCCATAGCAAGAGTATCTGTTTTCTATAGAGAGTATCTGTGCCAGATCATAGGGGACGAAGATCAGTTGTTTAGTGAAAAGTATTTAAAATACCACGATTACGATTATTCGATCGACAGTGAAGGTCAGCATTTCTTGACCGATGGCAAAGACAAGCAAATTCCAGTAAATATATTTATGGGCGTAGACCCTGCATCCTCAATCAGAAAAACTGCTGACTATTCGGTCATTATGCCGATAGCAGTGGATAAAGATAACAATAGGTATGTGTTACCTTACTACCGCAAACGTGCTACGCCCATGAAACTTGCAGAAAGTATCATACAGTATTTTAAAATGTACAAACCCTCAAAAGTGCGAATAGAGAGTGTTGGGTATCAGGAGATGCTAAGAGAGTATTTAAGAACTAGATGCGATGAAGATGGTATTTTTATATCTGGCTTAGAAATAAAAGAATCTCCAAGAACGTCCAAGTCTTCTAGGTTGGAGACCATGGAGCCGTATTTTGCACAAGGCAAGATGTACATGAAAAAAGATATGCTAGAATTAAAAGATGAATTGTTACTGTACCCAAGAGGAAAGCACGATGACCTTTTGGATGGAATGTTCTATGCCATGAAGGGTATATACAGACCTAGCCATACAGAAAAATCAGAAACAAGAAAGAATGAGAGCTATAAAAAGAACTCACTTTCTTGGAAAATTGCATAATTACCACCCCTCGTACCACCCCTGATACCACCCCCCTTGTATTAATAATGGAACTTAAAGTAATACTTTAACGTATAAGTCCCATAGCTTGCCACTGGCAGGCTTAGTACTTATACATGCATACCAAATCAGAAAACGTCCAATTAACTCACGACTTATTAAGTGAGTATTCTTCCGCTAGGGAGAACTGGGCGAAACAAGCTGTAGAGGATAATGAGTTCAGGAATGGTAAGCAATGGACTGAAGAAGAAGCTACAGCATTAAAACAACGTTCACAGCAACCTATTGTCGTGAACGTTGTTTATTCCGCAGTAGAGCAGGCCAAAGCTATGCTCACTTCAAACAAACCCAAGTTCCAATCAACTGGTAGAGAGACCAGTGACAATAGAGTAGGTAGAATGTTTAGCGATATTATGGCCTACGTATGGGATATCTCTAATGGCAACGTTGAATTAAAAACAGCCATTGACGATTACTATGTAAAAGGCATGGGAGTGCTGATGTCCTACGTAGACCCAGATGCAGACTTTGGAACTGGAGAAGTAAAGATAAAGTCTGTAGACCCACTAGAGGTATTTATTGACCCAACATCAAAAGACCCATTTTGCAGAGATGCAAGCAATATCATTGTAGCAAAAGTAGTTTCTGAAGATGTGTTGTTAAAAGCATACCCTGATTATGCTGAATTAATAGAAGGATGCCAAGAGACCTCTTATATCAATATACCTGCAGATTCAAGGCATGGCAGAGAGTCTCAACAAGTAACATTAAAAAGAAATCTTACAGGTACTAGTATTTCAGGCGAGCGTGAACTAGAACTAATGGAGCGTTACAGTAAAGTATTCATGCCTTACTGCAAAGTGTACGATCCTTATATAGATAAAATGGAAGTCCTCGACCCAGAAGAATACGAAGAATACAAGAATTCTCCTGTTGTGTTGTTAAGAAATCCTCAGGGAGAGCAAATACTGACAGATAAAAAGTCTGTAGCTGACTACATAAAGATCCATGAGGAAATGGGTGACAAGTTTCATTTAATGGTAGACCCAAATACAGGACAGCAGGTTCCAATGGCAGGGCCAGAGCATGTAGGCTCAATACCAAACTCTACTACGACCATTGATATCATTACAAAAGAGCACTTAATAGAAGACGGCAAGATAATGAAGAATGATATTGAGATCTGCCAGATCAAGCAATCTGTTTCTATTGGTGATAAAGAGTTATTTCAAGTGGTGCTACCTATTGAAGAGTATCCTGTTGTTCCTATCATGAATGGATGGAATAGAAATCCATATCCTATGAGCGATGTCAGGCTAGTAAAAGGTCTTCAAGAGTATATAAATAAGATAAGGTCTCTTATTATAGCACATGCATCCACCTCGACCAATACAAAGCTATTGATCCCTAGAGGAGCTATAAATAAAAAGCAATTGGAAGAAGACTGGGGTAAAGCAGGAACTGCAGTCATAGAGTTTGACCCTGAACTTGGAACGCCAATTGTTGCTGGGCCTGTTCCATTGCCTAACGAATTATACAAGAATGAAGCAGATGCTCGCAATGACATAGAAAGAATATTAGGCATCTATGCTATGATGCAAGGAGATGCAGGTGCGTCACCTCAGACCTTTAAAGGCACAGTTGCAATGGATGAATATGGTCAAAGAAGGATCAAATCCAAACGTGACGATATTGAAGAGTCTATTAATCAGTTAGCCAAAGTTGTAGTTGGCCTTATCCAGTATGTATACAAAGACGAAAAGGTCTTGAGGTTAATGCAACCCAACAATATGCCTAAAGAAATTGTAATGAATTCCCCTATCTACGATGATGTTGGCAACTACATGGGCAAGGTCAATGACATTACAATAGGCAAATACGATGTTATAGTCTTGTCTGGTTCAACGTTACCATCCAACAGGTGGGCAAGGTTTGAGTACTACATGCAGTTATATGAAAAGGGCCTAATAGACCAGATAGAAGTATTGAAACAAACTGATGTTGCTGATATGGAAGGAGTCCTGCAAAGAGCTGGTCAAATGGAAAAGATGCAAGGACAGATACAAGCACAGACAGAAGAGATAAAGAAATTAAAGGGAGACCTACAAACAGCACAAAGAGAGTCATTGCACGATCGCAAACGTGTTGAGGTCAAAGAGTTTGAAAAGAAACTCGCTAAAGCAGAAGCTAAGGTTGAAATGGCACAGAAGTTATACACAACTAGACTGGGCGATGAATTAAAAATGGCAAAAGAAGAGATCGAGCCTATTGCCGACAATAAACAACGAAAAATGAATGAAGAGCTATTAAGCATTGAGGATGAGTAAATGAGCTGGGATAATATAAGAAAAGGTATAGTAGACCAGACTAGATTGCGTGCCTTTGGCAAAGATATCTCTGGAAGACAATTTTTAGCTGATGACGACATAGGTTATTCTATAAAAGCTTTACGTGAAGCTTTTGATAAAAAAATTATTAATCCAAATATGTCTGTAAAACAAATTGGAAGAATAATGGAAAAAAATAATCTAACACCTTATGGTTTCAAATTAGATCAATCAATAATAAACCAAGCTTATAATCCTTTTTTAAAGGATTTACCATATGGGGATACAATCGTAAAGGGAAATTTTAAATAATGAGCTATCAAGAAAGAATGGAAGGACTACAGAGAAGAGCAGATATTGCATCTTCTAGAGCAAACCCAGAGCGTAGGCAAATGGCAAAGGATTCTATGAGGAATTTTTTTGGCAAGTTATTTAATAGAAAGGATAGCAATGCAGGTAGACAATACTTCGGTTCTTCTCCTTTACAGCAAGCTATTGCTCAAAGGGATTCTGGGAATTTAACAGACGCAGGTGCTAGGCTATTAAGTCAATATGAACAAAATGCTCCAGATGAAATATCTAGGCAACAAGCTATGATGCCTTCGCAAAGGCATGGAGATTATGGAAGAGTTCCAATGCAAATGGAATCGCCTCCTGCTAGTTCAATTAACCCTGCCAATTCAGAACCTATTGGAAACCAAGACCTAACTACGACAGCTATGCCTGAAGGAGTTGAAGGGCCAGTTGTTAAAAAAGATACGTCTAACGTATCTGAAGCCGTAGCTAACAAAGATATGGATATACTAGGGCAACAACTGTTAATGCAAAAAATGATGCGAGACCCATCCAAATTAAATGCTAGGGGAGTAGGTGAGATGCAACAGATGCTAAACAACCTAGGGTTTAAAGATAAAGATGGAAATGCTTTATCCGTAGATGGGAAAATGGGCCCACTTACCGCCTCAGCTATGGAAAATTGGAGAGCAAACGTTCCAAACCCCTCTAGCATGAATACAGGTGAGCCTCTTGATGCAATTGCCAATAGTGGATATTTAGTGGATAGACCAGATAGAAAATTTAATTGGAGAGGTGGCCCTACTTATACAGAGGTACAAGAAACAATGGGGAATCCTGCAAATGACCCTATGATGTTTGGAACAGACGATCTTAGTAGCAAAACAAATCCACTTCAATACGATCTTAACACAGGTGAAGTGTTTGATCGTTATGATTATTAAAAATTGAGGAAGCGGTTGCTGGTAATAACCAAATCGCAAAAAAGGAAATAAAATGGAAACAGAACAAATATTGGAAGTACGCAATGCTGACCAGCCTCCAGTGGAGAATGCAGGACTTGCTGTAGAGCAACCAGTCATTCAACAGGATGCAGTGCCACAGAATACTGTAGCACAGGAACCAATTGCGGAAACTAACGAGCAGGTCACCTCGTCAAAAGATGACCAAACTCGTTTTGAGTACTGGCAGTCACAGGCAGATAAAGCCAAGAGTGAGTTGAATGTTCTTAGACAAGAGGTCGATTATTATCGCACCAATGAACAAAATACTGGACTCTCCAACGGACAAGCTCAGGCATACCCTGAACAAGGATTGCAAGAGCCTTCATTGAAGGAGCCTACAGAACCTGAAAGACCCGTTAGTTACAACGAGATAGATGCTTATAGCGATCCTGATTCAGAATCGTTTAGGCATCGTTTAGCAAGAGATAAGTATCGAGATGATTATATGTCTTTTCTTAAAGACAAGGATCAGCACAGAGAACAGCAAATGCAAGAAGCTTACGAAGTTGAAATGCAATCACAACGTGACACTATGATGCGAACACAAGCTCAAAGTCATGCAGTGAATTCTTACGGCTGGGAAGCAAATAAAGCAAACGATTTTGTTCAATGGGCTAGTAACCCTGATAATCTGACTCTTGATAATCTTGCTAAACTGTTTGAACTAAGAAGCAATCCTAACCCTGTAGTGCAACAAAGAACACAACAAATGCAAAATCAAGCAGAGCGTTTATCTGTACCAAAGACGGCTGTAGTGCAGTCTGGTACTGCTGAACAACCTCGTACCGATGAGCAACTGTTTAGCGATGCATTGCTAGGTAGGTAATTAACAACAAGATGATTGGAGTCACAAAATGGCAACAGAAAAACAGCTATACAATGGCGGTGCGTCTTCTGTATTATATACAGATAGGCGAGATTTCTACGTTGATCCACAGGTCACTAAAGAACTATGGACTGACGTAGCACCGTTTACGACTCTTATTTCAAACCGAGAAACTCGTGATGTGCCAGACCCTATTTTTAAAATGTTTGAGCATCGCAATCCTTGGGTGAAACAAGAGTTTTCAATAAACAAAGGAACGCCAGGCACTCTGCCTAATAACGACACAGGTTTAGCTTCATTACCAGTAGATGGTATTGTAGGCCTAAGCTCTGCTGATTCTTCATGGGTCGGTCTAGAAGTTGAGATCTGGAATAGTGGAAAAACTACTAAGAAGAGTATTGCACTTGTCTCTGCGGTAGCAACTAATGGAGAAATTACATTGAAGCATCTAAAAGCAGGAACGCAAGCTCTTGCTGATAACGATGTATGTATCGTAATTGGTAATGCACGTGGTGAAGGTTCTTCATCTCCAGACGCTTGGAGCGATGAGCTATCCACAGTATGGAATTCTACTCAGATCTTTAAGACCCCATTGCAGGTCACTGGAACTCTCGAGGCGGCGGTTTTACGAGGAGAATCTAGTGAGTTAGCAAGGTTACGTAAGATGAAAGGTCAAGAGCATAAGATGCAAAAAGAGAAAGCTTTTCTTTTTGGTAGAAGAATGGGTGGGACTGGGCTTTCAGGCACTGCTGACTCATTTGCTGATAGTGGACGTACTGATGTAGATGGCAACCTAGTTCGTTCTACATTTGGACTTATTCCTGCTATTGAGGAATACGGCTATTCTAGTGGAGACGACCAAAACATTTTTACATGTGACAGTAGTTATGCATATGCAAACTTTGTCGATGACATGGAAAAAGTGTTTCATTACGTACCAGAAGCAGGTGTTAAGCGTGCATTCGTAGGTGCTGGTGCTCTAGGGTACTGGTCTAAAATGGACACTTCAACATCAGGTACGATCGGTAAAAACTCAGGTTGGACTGTAAATCTAGGCGATATGAAAAGAGATGCTCTTGGATTCAATTATAGAGTCCTTGAAACACCTCATGGAATGTTGCAGTTGATACCAACTCCAGCTTTAAGAGGGCCGTACAACAAGTACATGGTTGTAGTAAGCGATGAGAATCTTTTTCATGCTCAGTATAGACCAATGGTCTATCAAGCTAACATCAAAACAGATAATGCTTTTGATGGCGTTAAAGATCAGTTCATGTCTGACGAAGGACTTGGGGTTCAGTTGATCGAATCTCATAAACTTTTCAAGATAACTGCATAGTAAGGTAATTAATGGGGGAGTTTCGGCTCCCCCATACCTAGGAACATATGGCAACATTTAAAGAAAAATTTGAGCAGTTGGTTGGAGATGTTAGTGTCTACCATCCTCCAACAGTTGATACTGATATAACAGAATATTTAACAGCAACAGCAAGTGAGGTATTGCAGATCATTCCTGATACCATAGCAATACGTCATACTGTAGATAACGAACAAACAGATGCTACTGGTTTTAATTCTAAGAATCATAGAGTAATTGGTGTAATGAGAAATGGATTTGAAGCACAAGAAGTATCGTTGGGATTAAAAACACAAATTGATGATTCTGATTCTATTCATTACAGAAGCGAAAGAACCCCTGTGTACTATTTTGACAATGGAACTGTGTTTGTCAAGCCTGATCCTGCTAGTAGTTCAAGAGCACAGATAAAAACAATATCGTATCCTACTGTCGGACATGGAGATACAAGCATTACAGGGTTTCCATCTACTGCTGAATACGCAGTGGTGTTAGGAGCTTGTGTAAAATATTTACACGATGTACTCAGTACAACATTGCATACCAATGAAGATGTAGAAATGGCTCAAGCAATTAAACTACAAACAGATAGCTTGAATCAATTATATAGAGCAGAGCTAGAAAGGATCGCTGGCCTACAATGAAACAAAAACAATTACACGAACTGATACAGATGCACCATCCTGAGATGAGAGAAGGTGAAATACGTCTTAGGCTTAACAATGCCTTAAAAGAATTTTGTAGAAAAACTAGAATATTAAAAGGTGCATTCCAATTTGATACAGTATCAGCACAAAGGTATTATGGCTTGGACTCTAAGATCATAGAAGTTCAATCCGTTGATTACGATGGCAAAGCCATTAATCGTGTTGTAGGTAGACCTGATACAAGGGATCTAACATGAAAGTTTATTGGATCGAAAGAGATGCAATTGCTATTGCAAATACAAGCAATCAAGAAACATATACCAGTGTAGATGAAGCAAAACAGATCACAATGTTTTGTACTAAAGAAGATGAGGACTTTGTATCTGACAATACTTCTTCAAGTGGTATAGGAATGAATGAGGAACCAAACATTCCAGATGAATTCCACGAAGCTTTGGCTCATAAGGTTATCCAACAAGGATACGAAAGAAAACCAGAAGCATTGCAATTGGCAAGTTATTTTAAAATGCAATTTGATGATGCTATAAGAGAAGGTAAAAAATCAGCTAATAAAGATTACGATGGTAGTTCTTATGCAATTAGAGGACATGATTATTAATGGCTTATGTATCAAAACGCTCTAAGACAAATAACAGTGTTGGAGATTCGTATTGGCAGAACGTATCTCAAGAATGGAAATCAATAGACGCAATTAGTAAAGGTGGATTAGACTTTAAAGTAGATGAGTATGCTTTAACGTCCAAACTTTTACGATACAGCAACCCTTCTTATGTTACTCATTCTGCGTATACCAAGCCTACTACCAATGAAATTAATGTACCACCAACAACAATGACGAGTTTATAATGTCAACTTTATACAATAAAAAAGTAAGAGAAACCTTTCCAGATCTCCTTACAGTACTAGGCAATACAACTGGAGAAGGTTTAACAAGTACAGCAAAAAGAATTTTTGACGGAGATGGTACAGGAAGTCCATTGTGGATGAGTACCAATATGCTCCAAGTAGACGGAATTTTAAACTTAAAAGAATATTCATCAGCACCAAGCAGTCCTACAGTTGGAGATTTGGCTTTTATTAATGATGAATTGTACGTAGCCAAACAATAAAGGAGTAAAGCTATGGGAACATGGAGAAAGGTCATTACTGAAGCTGATGACGCAAATTATAAAAATGAAAATCTTACACTTGCTCAATTGGATACTGCATTAGATACTGCTAATGGTTACGGTGCAAACAAGATATTAAAAGTTAACGCAAGTGCAGATGCTGTAGAATGGGCTGACGATACTGGTGGGATAGCTCTTACAGATCTAAGTGTAGCATCTGAAGGTACTGCTTCAGGTGATGGAGCAGTTGCTTACAATAATAGCAATGGTCAATTTACTTACACTCCACCTGTTCACGATTCACTAAGTGGATTTGTAGGAAACGAACATATTGACCATAGTGGAGTCACAATAACAGCAGGAACTGGGTTAACTGGTGGTGGAACAATAGAATCTACTAGAACTTTGAATGTGATAGGTGGAGATGGTATTACTGCAAATGCTGATGAGATTGTTGTTGATGCAACAGTTGTAAGAACATCTGGTGATCAAACCATTGCAGGTGCTAAAACGTTTTCAGGTAATTGTACCTTTACTGGCTCTACAACGTATGTCTCAACTGCTGAATTAAAAGTAGAAGATGCAAATATTACTTTAGGCGTTCCAGATAGTGAATATGCTACTGAAGCTCTTGCTCAAACAGGTGCTCATGGTGGAGGTATTAGAGTTCATTCAGATGAAGCAGGAAGTCCAGACAAGTATGCAAATATAGTTTGGACAAAAACTGGTGAGCAAACAGGTTGGAAAGCTGAAGATACAAATGGTGCTGGAGCATTTACTATTGCAACAATGGAATATTCTAATAGTAACACACCCCCAACTGGAGATGGTGCAGGAGTAGGTACATTTCATTTTGATAGTAACGCTTCCGCAAGACATTTATACGTTAGAATAGCTTAATGTC